ATCAGATTGTACTTGCAAATCAGGTTGATACCTATGCAAAACATCACGTACTGATTTATATTCTTCACCAAAAACAATCTTATCTTGTAAATATGTGGTCATTGACTCATGCAAATAAGGAAATTCTTTTTCAAAATCAGCTCTAGGATTTGATTGAAACAAATAACGACGTTCTTGCAAACCACCAAAACGATAATCTGAACCACCGGCTTTATAAATGTTAATGTCAATAAAATTTTCTATCGTTGGATTCAAAGTGGCCCATTGTATTGGAACTACATATAAACCAAAATTATTATTTATCGCAGATTGTAATTCTGCCACACTATTAGACAAATAAGGAATTGCCATTTCTGCTTCTGTAAAACCCTGTACATCAATCACTTTATGATAACAATTGACATAATTATCTGCCACAACTACTTGTTCATCTGTCAACCAAACTATCAACTTGACTGAATGAAATGACGATGCATTTATGTATAACTTAATCTTAATTGTACCATGCATATATCTAAATTGCGACGATACTAGATCTAAATAAGTAGGATGAAAATCATTGGGATTTAAATTGGACAACAATGTAGGACCCGAACTTTTGGACATTGTCACTGCATTAATACGTTGAGGAATACCAACCAATGTGCTTAAGTTCATCTCATCATATTCAAAACCTCCTACGATAGGGTCTGTTGATATTGCATTTTCTGAATCAAAACCAATAGTTTTTGCAACATCAATTCCTGTGCCTGTATTCAAATCCATGAAAGGATCTATTTTATTTATCTGTTTTCTATCCAAAGTAGCAGGTTTATTTAAACTCATAATCGCACCCATGGCTATTTCTGTCCCATGATCGTTTATGGCAGTTCTTATACCTGTGGCTAAAGATTTCGTTGCATTGTTAACAGATGAAATCGTAGATTCACTTTTCGCTATAGCTTCCCTTATAACGTTTGATTGTGCTCTAAAAGCTGCATGAGGCAACATCAATTTGGCATCTATAAACTTAGCTGTTACCAATATAGAAGCTGATGAATCAATGCCATCAATTGTCCTAAGAGCGTTTAATGGTAAAATAGCTACTTTAGCAATCTCATCTTTAGAATAACTGGTTAAATCCAGATATCGCCTAGGGTTAACAAATGGTATATCAACTATGCTAGCATCTCCTGCTTGTGCATTCATTAACACATGTGGATATCCCGTTAATTGGTTATCTCTATTGCTATTTACTGCATCATCAAAAGAGTATAAACCTGGATTATAAGGTGCATATGCGATAATAAGTGTTCCATATTGAAACTTTGTAGAAGTAATGCGCACTGATAATTGCACGCCACCTGTAAAATATCTAAAATCTTCTATTTTCTCTTTGATAAAAATATTATCAAATAAAACTTTTGGAAAATCTAAAGTAGTAGCTGTAACCGAACCCCTGGGCCACGGTATATTTGCTACCAAATATTCTCTCTCTAACACTCTACTCATATTAAATTGTTCATAAGGTGAAACCTTATGAGGATTTTGTTTGACGACATTAGATATGGTTGATTTTGTAACCATACCTATGTCCTCGTATTGACCAAGTTGAACCGTCTCTGTTGCAAGAGGTTCATTAGTTGCTCGGTCGGTATATTCTGTATTTCTATCTAAACTATTTACTTCAGCTATTAAAACTACTAACTATTTAAACTCCTATGGAGGAAAAACTCGGGAGTGCAACTGCTTAACCCCAAGAACAACATATTGTTTTTCTATTTGTGGCTTCTAACTAAAATGAAACTTTGCCAAAGTTTCAAGTATCCAATCTATTTAAATGTTGGGTGATTGGATATAACCCAACAAGTGAAGGTGGTTGAGAATTAGTACTCATTATGAAACGAGTACTCCAGGAGTACTGTTCCATGACGGTACATTTGGTTTCGATATTGTTCAACCCCAAGATCGAAACGCCGTATGGTATCCACTAAATGTGGGTGTTCTGCTGCTAATGCTTCTAAATAACTATTTGCTATAACTCTATAAGTCATGTGATCATGATGGGCTAGTTCAATAAAAAATGATCTAGCCGTGCTAACTATCACATGATCCATTGGAATGTGACCTTGCTTCTTGTACCAATATGTAGAATGTGCTATTGTGTTTGTAGGCAATGGTGCACTAATCAAAGCATCATATTGCTTTACAAATCCTCGCGACAAAAAGCTAATATTCTCCAAAGTATCCTTTTCTCTATTTTTCTTAGGGACTTTTGTCCAATGAGTGAACGTCATCCCAAATTTTTCTTTTATTGGCTCTGCCAAATCTTCTACAGTTACATTTTCTCTATTAATCGCAACCACAGCATCATCACCATATAAAGCCGATGCGGTTTCCTGAATCGGTACTTTATCATACAAAACTGAATATAATATAACCATATTACAAAGAGAATTGTAAATAGACGTTAAAGGATTCCCCGAAGGATTACCATCTTTAATGTTAAACACTTTATCCTCATATACAAACTGAGCTGTGTATATATGTTCGAACATTAACTTGCGAGCATTTTGATATTTTAAATCATCACCATACCAACGGTTAATAAATTCCAACACAACTTCTCCAACACCTTTAGGTATTGTTCCATCATAATTCGAATAATCTCCTGATATAATTGATTTTCCATATCTTTTCAATTCATTATACATCATCGTCCATTCTGTTGAATGTGGATTTATGCCAACCTTAATAGGACAAATAGCACATTTTGACATTATATAAATGACAATAGATAAAAATAAAGCACGAAAAATCAACAAAGCATGTAATGGACAAGCTGTGAATAAGCGCGGCACTTCTTTAGATCTACGTTCCATTTTAAGACAAACTGACCATAAAACAGCTGGTTTAATACTTCTTTCCACTAAACCATCCATTATTCCTTCTAATAAAGGCAAATATCTCTCTTTAACTCTAGGTCTATTATCAACAAATTCCAAAAATTCATTTTTCCCGGTAGATCCCTTTATATTTGGTAGAAAATAGCCGTGACTAGTTGACATAATAACTGAATTCACACTTGTTTTCCCATTCAAAGTATATTCCCAACTTGTTGCTTCTTGAATTGTTAACACACGTTTAAAATTCAAGTCATCAATTGTTGGATAATAAGATAACATGTATTCTACTACACCTGGTGCAATTGCATTCGGCGGCATTTCAAAATGTTCTTGTCTCAACTTTCTCATAGACTCAAATACTGGAATCATTCCGTCATGTGGATACAATTTCACCGGCAATTTCACAGGTTTACCATACCAATCTTTGTATATAGCTCTTCTAATCTTCGAACTAGTATTCAAATGATGTGGTATTTGAACAGTGTCACACGGAACTAACGGACATTCCTTCAAATATTCAATTTTGCTTTGTGACTTATACATCATAGGCATAAGTTGCTTCAATATAACTTGAGAAACAGGCATACAAAATCCATATTTTAACTGAACATTAGCTCCGCAATGCATGCCGACGACAATACAAGTGCCCTTGTGGGAAATTGTAACTATCAAACCACCGGAATCACCTTCTTGTGATAGGGGGTTTAATTTATATCTCAAAGGAGTTTCAACGAAATAACTTTCATCACCTTCCTCAGATCCAAAAACAATACTTCCCTGTCCAGGTATACAACTTGCTTTCTTAGCAAATGGTTGTATTTGTAAACTGTTCATCGTCAACAATTCAAGAAAACATCCATCTTGTAAAGTGTTCTCTACACCAGCTATAACACTAGAAATACCTTGCGGAGGTTCATCAAAATTCTGTTCTACATGAAATACCAACAAATC